AGGGGCAAAATGAGACACTGCATTAAGGTCATGCTGGGTTGTGTCAGCTCTGGCTATAAAAGAGATTGTATACATTTATGTGGTGACCTGGTGATTCTAGGTTACCTAACACTTGGCTGTTACCTGTGCCGGAGGCCTTGTATTTACTGGGGTTCTTACTATAGGTAGTGTATAGCTATTAATTATGAGAATAATATATATAGGCAACATAACACATGGAAACACCCGTTATAGGGGTGTAATGCCTATACTAACTTGGGTAGGTGTACACTACCCCCTGGGAGGGAAGCATGAGAGAGTATGAATTTAAATATGACGAAGGCGTGAGCTACGAGACTAACTTTAGTGAGTGGTATAGAATGAACTGTAGCGAGCGATCAGAGTATAAGGAAGAGTTGTATAACGAAAGAGAAGGCAAATTAGTGTTCGATAAAATGTTCAAGAGGTATGACAAATAAGATGGCCGGAAGACCCAAGAAAGAAAAGCCAACACTCACCACGGTTCCAGATACCTTTGAGAAGGATGAAGAACATGGGCTGACTGCAATGCAAGCGAGCTTTGTTTGGCACTACACCGAAGGTGCGTGCAGCCAGACTGAGGCAGCCCGCAAAGCTGGATTTGAATTCCCAGCTAACTCAGCGAGCAAGATGCTCAACGGCAAGAACTTTCCTAATGTTACCAAAGCGGTTCGCATTCGCCAGGACGAACTGGCAGAGAAGTATGCGATCACTCCAACAAAGACCGGCACGATGTTGTGGAAGATAACCGAGACAGCATTTGAAAGCGGTCACTTTAACGCTGCCGTGTCGGCTATCAAAGAACTCAACCAGCTTGCTGGCCTATCGGTTAATAGATCCCAGAACATTAATATCAATGCCAACCTGGAGACGATGACCAAGGAAGATATCAAGGAGCGATTGTCCAAGCTTTTAGGAGCTGAAGTCGATGGCAAACCTGAGAAGGATTTCTAACGAACTTAACCACGTCCTGGCCCCGCCGGCCAGCCGGCCGCCCAAAAATCCAAAAAAATACACAAAATGCTGTAAGTCATTGATTTTACAGGCTTTTCTGCCTGTAAGCTGGCGTACAATAATGCAAGGCCGCGGGACTGGTCTGTGCAGACAGGTCACTGGCATAAGTCTGCGCACCTGGTACACTGTACCCTGGCGTCCGCAAACCCTTATAAATCAAGGGCTTACGGTAGGGGTCCCTTGGATCTGGTTTTTCCAGAGATTTTAGCTTTGATTTTTGACCCGACCCCCCAGATCTGGGGCCGGCCGGCTTGCGCGAAGGCATAAACTAAGTTGACCACATAGAATCACCAAAATTCTGTACGGTAATTCCCGCACCTACTTTCGCGCCCATTAGATGGTATACTTGATAACCATGTCAGCATTGAGTCGCACAAAAGGCGCTACATTTGAAAGGGCCGTCGTAAAAGAGATCAACAACTTCTTTGAAACAGAGGGTATTGATTTCAGCTGCAAGCGCAACCTGGACCAATATCAAACCGCGAACCTCACTGACATTGATATTCCGTTTCACGCGGTCGAATGCAAACACTACAAAGAGGGATGGGCCTACAAACCCGAATGGTTGAAGCAGACCATTGAGGCTGCTGGAGAAAAAATACCCGTTTTGATTTTTCGGTACAACCGAAAACCTATACAAGTTTGTCTGCCGATGTACGCTATAAATCCGGAATGGGAGGTAGACCCCTATTTAAATTGTGTAATTTCCCTGGACCAATGGTTTGAGGTTATGAAACGCAACTGGGACCTCTATCGTTGCAAATTTACCTCAACCGTTTAATAATACAACTATGGGCATTCAAAAAAAGACAAAGACCAAATTAAAAAAAGTATCCAAGGCACTGAAAAAAGCCAGTGGTCTTCATGCTGCCCAGGCAAAAACCCTGGACGCAATTAAAATGAAGAAGGGCGGGACTCCGGACAACGTAAAAAATCCAGCGCTTTATTCTAAGGCCAAGTCGAAGGCCAAGGCCAAATTTGATGTATACCCTTCTGCATACGCCAATGCGTATATGGTCAAGGAATACAAAAAAATGGGTGGCCAATATAAGGCCGAGGGAGGCGAAATGAAAAAAAATCTAAAACCTGTGCCCGCGGGCAACAAAGGACTAGGTAAGCTGCCGACCAGGGTGCGTAACAAAATGGGATTCTTTGAAAACGGTGGTACCGTAATGGTCCAGGGCCGAGGCTGTGGTGCTATGATGGAAAACAAGCGTAAGAAGACCAGAGTACCTCGTGGCTAAACCTACAGGCGGACTTACTAAATGGTTCAACGACGACTGGGTTGACATAGGATCACCCAAGAAAAGTGGCGGCTTTGCTAAATGTGGCCGGTCAAAACAAAAAGCCGACGCCAAAAGAAAATATCCAAAGTGCGTACCATCCTCCAAAGCTTCTGGAATGAGCAAAAATCAAATTGCTTCCGCGGTTACCCGCAAAAGATCAAAGAAACAGGGTGTTGGTGGTAAACCAACAAACGTAAAAACATTTGCAGCCAATGGTGGAGCTGTCATCAAGAACCAAAACTCTGGTTTATACGGTAGAGGCTAATGGCTGAGATCCAGGACGACGGTTACCTAGAGCGAATCAAAGACTTTTTTGCCCAGCAAGCCCAGGCAAAGCTTGATCGTGACATGATGATGATTGAAGCTCAACGTGCGGCTGTCGAAAAATTGAAACCGACACCAGCTCAAGCCGCTTACCTGGGTGCCCAGTTTGCACCAGGCGCGGGAGTCACAGATGCTGCCGGCGCGATGGCAAGCTTTCCTACCAGTGAAGCCGAGTTACAGGACGCATTCGCTGGCGAGTCGATGCCATCAATGCGCGAAAATTTAGGTGAGGGCAGATATTTTGACGCGGGACTCCAAAGCCTAGGAATACTTGGAGATGCTGCTTATGGCATACCCGTGATTGGAGCTGGAGCCGCAGCGGTACTAAAGGCCCCAAAAATCGCGAAAACCTTGCTGACAGCGGGCCGTATGGGTAAAGACATTGACCAGGGCATAGGAGCATTGCCCAGGGGCGCAGCTCCATTGAAGGTATCACCCGATACTACCTTGCCAAAAGAAATGGCCGAAATAGAAACCAGGTTTACTAAACAGCTCAACGAAGATCTAGATGGTGCGATCGATCAATACAGGAACTTACCCGACTCAGATGGTGGACGCATCATCAACACCGACCTGGCCAGAGAGCTAAGCCCAGATTATGTGGCCGACAGAACATTAAGTGCAGCGGTTCACGAACCCGCCTCTGCATTTACAAAATCTTATTACGCCAAGTTACTTGCAGAACCAGCTCAACCTGGCAAATTTAACGAGGTGTTATTTACAGGTGGCGGAACTGGTGCTGGTAAATCTACTGCCCTGGAAGATGCGCTGCTAGAAAAGACTGTGAGATCTCAAATTGTGTACGACACGAATCTTGCGGGATTCCCAAGCTCTGTAAAAAAAGTTGATGAAGCTCTGGACGCTGGCAAAGATGTAACAATCGCTTATGTATACAGAGATCCGATTGAAGCTTTAACCGGTGGAGGTGAGTTTGGTGGTGGTGCTGTACAAAGAGCAAAACGTATGGGACGTACCGTGCCTGTTAACATTCACGTCGGGACCCACGTTAGATCTATTGAAACAGTAAAAGACCTGGCGAAGCATTACGAAGGCAATCCCAATGTTGATATACGAGTGATTGATAACTCCAGGGGACCAGGTGAAGCATTCGATGCTGGCAATGACTTGTCAGGATTACCAGAATACGACTATAATGAACTATTGAAGGAGGCCACAAATGAGCTTAATAAAGCCCGTAAAGAAGGCTGGCTACCACAAAACCTCTACGAAGGATTTGTCCCAGCTAAAACCGGTAGTTAAACCGGAACTCAAAAAAAGAAATGACCAGATGTTTAGCGGCCTGGTGAATAACATCAACCGCAATACAACAAAAGGTTTATAGTTTTAGATGCTCTTCATGGTGAACCAACTCA